GATGTCAGAAGATGAAAAATTTGCATTTATTAATGTATCTAAGTCTTCAATTATTGGACTAAATAAAAAGAGCGACAAATCATTTCCATCTCATATTTCCAAGGAAATTATAAAAGCAATTAATATAAATCATCCAAGAGTTATGAAAAGCGTTTCAAGTGATTTAGCAAATGAAATTATGGATGAGAAACACAATTCTATAGGCATAAAAAAGAATCATAGATATTATTCGCCGAATTTATTTGAATATTATTATGAAAGAGATAAATCAATTTTTAATTCTATTATTCAATTTTTTATACAAAACACTCCAAGTTTGATTGTAACGCTCCATGATTATAAAAGAATAAATAATGTACTTGGAGTTAGGTCAAATGTTTTAAGTATCAATTATCATAGTTTGTATAAAAAGTTTGATGAAATTTATGATCAAATAGCAGCTATGAATGGAAAAGTCCAGTATTGCCTACTCGATTGTAGCTCTCTTGGATTAGCCTTATCTCCAAAGATATGGGAGAATTTAGACATGTCAATTATAGACTTTGGTAAAGCATTAAACTTTACTAAGGAGTATAATACGGCGGCTAAATATGAATCACGATAACGATGAAGATGATATAGCATATTTAACAGACTTGATGTTTGATACATCAATGTCATTATCTGAGGTCGCCAGAGAATTAAACTGGTCTATTAATAAAGTTAATAAAGAAATTAATAGACTAGGTCTATCTTGGCTAAAAGATAGTAAGAAAAAAATGTCTAGAGGTCAGACAGCTTTAACGTCTATAATGAAAAAACTCCTGCCTGGAGAAAAAGTTATAAATGAATTCCATATTGGCAATAAAATGAAATTAGATGTTTATTGTCCAAGTTATCAAGTAGCAGCTGAGTATCACGGCAGACAACATTTTTTTTACACTCAAAGATTCTTTGATTCAAAGTATGAATTTGAAGAAGCTATTGAAAGAGATAAATCTAAGCTTGAGTGGTGCAATCAAAATGGAATAGCACTAGTTGTATTTAGGTACAACGATAAACTTACTGAAGAAGCTGTATTTGAAAGAATGATACAAGCAATTAGAAGTAGTCCATACGTTCCAAAAGATAAGCCCAAAAATCGAGTTGTTGATACAACAGCATATAAAATGGTTAAGAAGAAGAACTCAGAATATAGAAAAAAAATATACAAACTTTCCAAAGAAAAAAGAAATGCCACCAGAAATAAACGATACAAATAAAGAAAAGACTCCATTAGAGTATCAGATATTCGCGCTTTCTTTGAGAAAAGAAGGGGCAATAAAGTATTTTTCTGAAAACTTACCAGAAGATATTGTTGGAACTATTCATGGAGAAAAAGGCATAAATGAATTTTATGTTGCTTTACTTGGCTACTATAAAGCTACTAACTTAAACACTATTGATCCAATAGCGTTTAAGTCTTGGCTCGAAACAGATTCCGATATTCACGAAGCGTTAGGTGGTAATGCTGGCGTTAGTATAATGATTGATATATTAAATTCATTAGAGCTATCAACTCCAGAATCTGTTGTTGAGTTGGTAAAGCATAAGGCTAAAAAACGCAAACAGATAAACTACTTGCAAGAACTGCAATCTATTTTAACTCAAAAAGGCCTGAAAGACGAGAATGACTTAGCGAGAATTCAAGTTCTTACATCTGAGATAAGAGAACTAGAAAGTCAAATAAGATACGATCCATTAGAAAAAGTTACTACTGGAAAAGATATCATATCTAGAGTAGATTCACTGCTTGACATACCTAACTTCTTGCCAACACAATTTAAGGCCCTTAACAGAGCCATGGGCTACACGGATAGCGGAGGATTTTTTAGAGGTGCTGTGCATGCGATCATAGCCGCTTCTGGAAAAGGAAAAAGTACATTTGCAAAGTGTCTAGCTAATCACTGGCTTGACACTGGTTATAGAGTTTTATATGTAAATTTTGAAGAAGCAATTGGTCACTGGGAAAGAATATTAATGACCCAAATTATAGGTAGAAACGTTTATGCCGAGTACTCTAAGTGGAGCGATTCTCAAAAAGAAGAATACTTAAATATCTTTAAGCAAAAACTATCTAGCTGGGGCGAAAGACTGATGGTTAGACATGATCCAGATACTCCTTACTTTGAAGATTTAGAATTTTGGCTTAGGGATATATTGGGGCATAATGTTGGTATTCCAGATGTAGTCATAATAGATACAATCCAGTCCATGTTTACTAGAGGCGCTGGTAAGGGTAAACCAAGATGGGGTGAGTTCGAAGAAATGATGGTACGTTTAGAGAAACTAGCTAGAGATATGAATTGCGTACTAATCATCACCGCTCAAGAAAATGCAAATAGAATGAAAGAAAAAAGAGAAGTAGTGCAGCAGTCTGATACTGGTGGATCACTTACAATACAGCAAAAGTGTGCGGTAACAATATTTTTAACAGAAAAACGTCTCGCAACAGACGATGAAACAGAAGACGAAAATATAATGCAATTACAGATTCCCAAAAACAGAATAACTGGATCAGCATTTTTGTATGATCCACCACTAGTCAAGTACGTAGACACAAGAAAAATATACGAAGAGTACGAACCAGTTACAGACGCATCGTATTCGTCTACTTCAATACTAGATGACCTATTAAATGATAAGGACTTTCACTGATGTTAAATTTAACAGTAAGCTCGATTAAAGATTTTCAAATCTGCGAAAGATTATTTGATTATAGGCATATGGAAAAATTGCCAGAAAAAATTTACGCTAGGGATATAAATACTGAAAAATTTGAGAACACAATAAAAAATATTGTTTATTTTTTTATGTTTAAAAAACAATCTGGTATCATACCATCATATTCTGCTATTTTAAATAGATGGGAAAAAATGTGGTTTCCAAAAAATATGAATTCATATGACATTATGACAGAGCAACACGAAACGGTTTATGGAAATACAGCTAGCCTTACCTCCAAAGCCGCAAACTCTTTATTATTGTTCTATAATTATTATTCAAAATCAGAATTTATCCCAATAGCAATATCAGAAGAGTATTATTTAAATACAAAAAATAAAAGTAATATCAAAGATACTTTTGATATTATTTTTTATATGAATAAAACTTTTTATGTAACTAAAGTACTTTTTAATTATAAAAATAGTCAAAAAGATATGTACACTACCGACTTTGCCTGTATGAAACAGGGATTTGAAAATAGGCACCCAGATAAAAAATTAAAAACAAAATATGGATACATAGATATGATGAGTCAAAATATTAGATTTCAGGAGTTTCACTTAACAGAAGATGATATAACTGTTTTCAATGATTGGTGTGATAAAATAGATACAACACAAATATACATGCCTAAAAGAGGGCTTATACCATACTGTAAAAAGTGTCCTTTTGATAAACCGTGTTCTAAATGGAAGAAGGATAAATAATGGCTAAATCAATATTAGATGATCTTCTAACAGATAAGAAGGATAATGACACCGCTAAAGCAGAAAACGAGAAACTATTTTCCCTTATAAGTGAAATAAATTTAATATCTGACGAGGCAATTAAATCATTTGTTAGATCTGTTTTAATAAAAGCGGAATATTTTTGGGACATTCCATCTAGTTTTAGTGGAAAATATCACCCAAATGATGAAAGAGCGCCAGGCGGAAACGTATTACACACTAAAAGAGTTGTTAGAATAGCGTCAGTGATGTCTGAATCTTATAATCTAAGTTTAGAAGAAAGAGATGTCGTTATAGCGGCAAGCATACTACATGATGTTTGCAAGGGCCATAAGCCAGGAGATAGCAAAGAACCATGCTATGATCCAATGCATCCGTATGCAGTTGGTAGGTTTATAGAAAAATGTAGAGCTGAAGATAAAAAGTATGCCTCTGATTCTGATTCCTCTACTCTTTATCTAGCTGAAGATGTAGTTCAGTCTATTCTTAGATTAATAAGATGTCATCTGGGCCCATGGTCTCCGGTTCCAGAAACATATCCTATAACTTATTTAGATTTTATAGTTCATTTAGCTGATAATGTAGCTTCTAAATTACATCTATTCATTCAAGACAGTGATTTAATAAACCCAAAATGGAAAAATGATGGATCTGGACCAGAGACTAAAAAAAAGATATAAGATAATATCTAACATAGAGTTCTATATTAATGAATCTATCTATTATAGAAACAATAATTGTTTTTTTAATGACAAAACCAAAGTAGTTATTTGTAACTTAAAACAAAATCAAAACAAATCAAAGATACTATGAAAATACCTAATGATAAAGAAAAATACACTAGTAGTTGGCGCTATGTAGAAGTAGCTAAATATGTAAAGTCTTTATCTAAAGTTATTAGAGATAAACAGGGTACTGACTCAGTACTTATTGACATAGATGAAGTAGATAGTTACGCAGAAAAAAATAACAATATTCGGAATATACACATCAATATGGCATTACGATTCAAAGGACATTGAATCTGCGACTAGACTTGGGTCTTTGTATTTTGATATAGACAGCGAAGATATAAACCTATCTTTAGATCAAACTAGAAGACTTTATGAATACTTAATTAATTATATTCCAGAGAAAGCACTACTTGTATATTTTACTGGCAAAAAAGGATTTCACGTTGAATGTGAGGCAGCGGCTCTTAGAATAGTCCCATCTAATTCTCTGTCTAATATCTTTAGATATATAGCTAATAAAATAAAAAACCAATTAGATTTAAGTCTACTGGATTTTAGCGTTTATGACCTAAGAAGAATGTGGAGATATCCAGGTACAATACACCAGGATACTGGATTGTATAAAAATCTTTTGAATAAAGATGTTTTATATTCTAGTATAGAATCAATTAAATCGTATTGCTCAGTAAAGCAAGATAACACTGTTGAGTATCCAGAATTTAATCTAAAAGCAGCGGAGTGGTATTTGCAATTTACTTATGATCTAGAAATAGATAAGGAAAGATCTAAAGATTTTTTGGAATACTTTAACAAAAACGGTTCAATGGCCTTTAAAGAGTTGTCAGTAGGTCATAAACAATTTACTAAAAAAGAGCTAATGAAAAACTGCCCAGCGATTAAAAGACACATGGAAGACGCCAAGAGAACAAAACAATTAAGTCACGAAGCAAGACTGTTTCTATGCTCTATACTTACATATGATCAAGAATCAATTGAGTTTCTGTATGATATATTAAAGCTGTGTGATGATTTTAATTATGAAAAATCTACAAGCCATATTAATGATTGGATTAAAAGAAGACAGTTAGGAATTGGTGGTAGACCATATACTTGCGAAAGAGCAAATTCTGCTGGCGTAGGATGTGGTGATTGTGAATTGGAAAAAAAGAAAAAGTGGATAACAATAGGCGATAGATATATAGAAAGTTCAGAAGAATCAATGCCATCACCTATAAGATTTGCTTACAAAACAAAAAAAGAGGAATAAATGTCGGGTCCAATAAAAAATCCAGATGATGTAATAGGCGTATGCTCTGAATGTAAGTCGGATCAACCAATGGAATATATGTACAGAAATTCATTTGCTCAACAAGGATTAGCTGTACCATGTAAGTATTGTGGCGGAGTTGTTATGATAACATATAGAGAAACAAGAGATAGTTCGTTGAACAGCTCAGATAGAGATAGAGGAATTAGTTGAAGAACTGGACAAATCTACATAACCATACAGTATTCTCAATGCTAGATGGTCATGGAAACGTAGAGGAGTATCTTTCTAGAGCAAAGTCTCTTGGTATGTCAGGACTCGCAACAACTGACCATGGGAACATACACTCTTGGCTGGATTTTTATGACGCTGCCCAAGCTAATGGCATAAAACCAATTCTTCGGAAGTGAATTT